CTCAAAAGACTCTAGGTTCCGGGTTGGTTAGACCCAAGGACCTAGGTCAGTCCACGGACCGTAAAAGGCACCGTTTCTTAACCTGTAGGTGACGTCTCGCGCCTGCCTTGGATCAGCAGGCGAATAGTCACTTCCAAATCCGTCACGGGCTCTATAAAGTAGCGAAGCTACTCCTCCTTCAAAGTTGGAACTTTGAGGACCCTCTAAGGGGACAGGGCCTAACCTGACACAGACCCAGCCCTCCCATCCACCCGGGTGGGGATGAACAAAAGAGCTGGTCTGAGCTTCATCCCAGTTACTAAGTAGCCCTTCGCGGTCACCGGCGTGAGCCGGAACCCTAAGGTGCCGTCTGAGTGCTGGGGGAACTCGTCGCAGACAGGCACGCCACGCATTGTAGAATCGACGATCACACCCTGTGAAGGGATAAAGACGTCGACTCGAAACGCGGCGGAGGCCATTTGCGAGAGCGAAGACGCTATCAAGCGCTTCAGGTACTTCCTTTTGTAGGAAGGGACGGACGTCCACTCCGTCATAGTAGTCTTTCCCGCACGACTCCCGGAAAGGACCCGACCGAAACGACTTCGCCCGATTAAGGGTAAAGCCGAAGAAAGTCAGGATCTCCACCAAGGTATCGTACGCTGAGACAGGAACTATGATATCATCACCGTAAACGCTCACCATTTCTGGGGCGTCAGCAATGATACACGCTGAACGAGCCAGTGCCCAGAAGAGCAGAGTCTCTAGCTCAAACGTGAAACCGTTCCCCATGGAGGAAAACTTCTCGTAACCGAACGAGACACCGTCAAGCAAGCCGACTTTTGATCGACATGAATCGAGTGCACCGAACCAGGCCTCCGGGAGGAGAGCCCGAACTACCTCTCGCGCGACCGTATCGGACGCGGATGAGAGGTCAATAGTTGCGAGAAAACCACGAATCGATCCTTCACGAGCCAGTTGTTGGTTAATAGACTGGTCGTTGAGATCGATACCTGCCACCGCCTCAAGCCTTTTCCTCATCATTAATCCAAGCCCGAGTTGGGCATAGATGTTGACAAGAGGCTCTATAGCGATGGCACGCTCCGTCGTGGCGGTTTTCGGAACGAACGTTACGCGGTTGCCGGGCGCAGTACACAAATCCGTAGGCTTTACGAAGGGCCAAAACCCTTCATCCTCGGTGTCTGTGACACTCCGCGCCCACGATGGCGAGCTCATCACGAGCATAGCCCCCGTGTCCCGAAAGTCATGTGTGACACTCGGGGTGACTTGCAGCTTATCGTAAATGGACGTGAGTCCACGCGCCGAGGGGTGGTTAAACGCCCCGGGGCCAAAACGACAGCTGTTGAGCCACTCGCGCGAACTAACGTGGTACCCAAGAACCTCACTTATCGCTATACCCGACAGGCAGAATGCCCGCCGAACGACTTCGCTAGCCCTCTCGGGGTTAGCAAGGAAGTTTCGAATACGCAAATTAGTCCCCTTGCACATAGCTTCCGCCTCATGGAATTTCTTCCGTGCGGCCGCTTCCGCGTCCAAACCTTCTACCTTGAAGGGGACCTTTCGCAGGAAGCTGACGGCTTGATAGTCGTCAGCGAACTGTTCCGGGTCATTATAGTACGCAGGATCAATGGTTTTCTGGACGAGTTGTACCAGTTCACCATATCGGAGCAAAATCTCGCAGCTAAGCGAGACAGGGGTCGCGAGCGATTCAAACAACTCGGTAGCAACCTCTGCAAGGACGGCCACGCCGTCGACCTGCAGGTCCTGGGCCGTTGCGGCCAGGGAACCCAGAACACCGCGAAGGTGCTTTGGGACTCGAACGCCAGCCTTGAGACGGGAATGGGGATGCATTACTGATCCCCCAGCCCGGTCAAAGCCATCCACTCAGCGAGGTGATCACCGACAAATTTTACAACCTTGTCGGTGTCCTCGTTGGATAACCTAATCCGCTGCAAATCCAACGCAAGACGTCCGAGCTGGACGCCTTGTTTCAACCAGTAGGCTTGGAAGTCGGCCCGACTTGTCGTCGGAGTCCCACCCCAGTCAAACCAGTTGTATTGGAAAGCAGGGCCGCTGCGGATATCAACCGCAACAGAGAGCAATCCATGTTCACAGACGCACCTCGCGGTAACGCCGGAAAGGCTTGAAACGATCAAAGTCTTCTTCATGGATCAATCTCCAGGTTTAAGTGGGAATCGCACCCGTCTCGGCGGCCGATTTCACGATGGCTTGACCTACGGCTTCCTTGAAGCGGGCGTAGGCTTCGTCAACGTTACTGACGGTCAGCTTCGCAGGGCGGAGCAGTTCGAAGTTGAAGGTCAGGGTCCCGTCGAGGGCCCCTGTCGTACCGTTGACCACGGGGAGCGTGAGCTTCCCCTGGATGCGGTAGACTCCGTTCGACTTGTCAGCGGGGACCTTGCGGGTCATCCGAAAACGAGTCGTCCCCAAGATAGACGTCGCACCGCTCTCGGTCCACTCAACGGCATCGGGTTCAACCGAATACACGTTGAAGGTAACGTTCGCGGCGGCGTTGTTCTTGAGGGTGAGGTCGGCAGCTGCTGCCATGAGTACTCCAATCTCCCCTATGCCGTGAGGCAGTTAATGGAGAGACGAAAGGTCACTCTCGCTTTGCTCCAAGTCCACAATCTGGCACAGGGTCTCGAACAAATGCACAAGAGCCGCGTCATTGTACTCCTCCAGACCGTCGTTATGACCCCGCTTATAAGGCGGGGGCACTTTACGAATGGCCCAGAGAAGACGGCGCAACTCTCTGATCTCATCGATCAGTGCGTGTCGTTGATCCCGCGTCAGGCGCTTCATGGTAACATCTCTCGAGTGAAGGGTTGCGGGTCGATCGGCTTCACAGCCGACCGGCTTTCGCTCGCACCAGAGCCAAACCAGTAATCAAGCGCCCCCAGTTAAAGGGGTCCGGATTCACAGGTGGATAGAGCGAGGTTAAGTCGACTACATACTGATCGCGAATGTAGCTTCGACCGTGGCCTTTGAACGTGAATTCATACCCGCTATCCACAACCGTTGCGGTTGTGTAGCCAAGGGCGTGACTCGCGTATTCAGTCCAGGTTTCGGCTAGTCGCGACACGAAGGCTCGTCGAACAGTGAGCCCGTGTAGAGCTGTAACCGCTTGCAGGTAGTTCCCAACTGAGACAAACCAGTCGAAAACAAACGAGAAGGGCACAAGCTCCCAGACCACCAGCGCAGGGTTAGTCAAACCCATCTGCTGAATGGAAGAGCTGAGTGGATTGGTTATTTCGCACTCGATACGAACTTTGACTAGGCGCGTTCTCCGTGCGCTTTCGTCATAGCTCGATCCGGAGGAGTACGTAGAGTCGAGGACATGGCGTGAGTCAGAATCTTCGTCCTGAGCCGTACCAGTTCCTACAACCCACGGAGGTCTCCCCACGTGGTGCTGGGCCAAAAGTTCAGCAGCACCCTTAACATCCATAAGCAACGGCATCCAGCCGTACTTATATTCCAGCCAGCTCCGATGGAGCTTTTTGGGACTGATGTTAAGTTCCCTCGCGACCCTCTGAAGGTCGCCACGCCTAAACGCCCTGTACGCCCGGTACAGCCTCTCAGCTGTCCCGAGTATCAGAGAAGACGTTTTCGACGCTTCCGCTAACGACACCGCCAGATTGACTTTGGCATCAGCTAGTTTCCCGAGCGCTTTGATAGCCGCCTGGTTGACTAGAGTCGCGTCAGATGGGTTGTACCCCAGCCAATTTGACAGATCCTGATGCTTCTGTACTAGGTTAAGTGTCGTGCTATAGCCTATGTACGTAGTTGTCACGACCCCGGTCGTCCTGTTCCGGCTAGAGCGAGTTCCGAGGAACTGCTCATACCGAAGCTGGTCGTCCGTATAGTCGTTTATCGGCAACTCCGACTTTGGCTTGGTCCAGTAGCCCGCCGTGTTCGTCCATGAACGCGTTCGAGTCTGATACATAACAGGTTTACCCTGTGACAGCACCGGACCGATCACGTTCGAAGAACTAGGCACTTTGGCTCCTGTAGACAGGCTCCTCTACGGAGGAAGCCAGAGAGATCAGATCCGACGGGACCATCCCGTCG